CATAATGCGAGCCAAAAGTTTCGATGAGGCATTGAGAAGTATTGCTAATGTAGCAATAAGACAATTAATTCAAGGATTTGTACAGTTAGCTATTGTTGCACCAATATTAGGTGCAATAAAAAAGTTTTTAGAAGATATAGGGTGGTTACAAGCAGAACATAATAAAGAATTAAAGAAAACTTTATGGTATGAAACGGCTATTGCGGCAGTTAAAGGGATTGCTTCATTTTTTGGAGTACCAGGCTTACAGCACGGAGGTCCAGCTCATAAAGGCCAACCATACATGGTGGGAGAAGCGGGCCCAGAAATGTTTGTACCGAACACATCTGGTACAGTTGTTCCAAATAATCAATTAGGTGGCGGAGGTGGTGGCGAAGTTAATGTTAACTTTAATATTAATGCAGTCGATGGTGAAAGTTTTGATGAATTATTATTATCAAGAAAAAGTTTAATTGTTGGTACAATCCAACAAGCATTTAGACAACAAGGGAGAAGATTTGCATAATGGCTTTTTATGATTATATTAAGTTTATTAACTTTAAAAACAATACCAACAATGTTTTGAATAAGACATTAAATGGCAAAACTTATGTTACAAATTTTGGAAACAGTTATTGGAGTTTTGATATTAAAACTGTACCAATAACAAGAACAACATGGCATAGTGATTTTTTTGATTTTTATGATACAGAAACTACTGCTAAAAATACAACATTTTTATTGCCAGTATTAAATGATGCGGCAGGAACAGTATCAGGAACAGTATCAGTTTTAGATGATTCAAGTACTGCTCCAGAATATTCAGTTAGTGTTGGTGAAACAAAAATTCCTGTAAGCGGGGGTTCTGGTACTTTACTTGCTGGAGATTTAATTAAATTTTCAAATCATTCTAAAGTCTATATGTTATCAGAAGATACAAATTTAGATACCATAATTACCAATTACAATAACAAAGTTAAAGAGATAAAATCAAAACTCGAAACAGTTAAAAAGAAAATTAACATGTTTGATGTTGTAAAATATATTGTATCAGAAGAAGGTGTGAAATCATATATTGTAAAACAAATTTTACACGTCTTCAATCAAAAACTTGCTTATTATTTAAAAAAGATGGACAGTAATTGTATTTGTATTTTCAATGAATATTTTGAAGAACAAATTATAAATGAAAAAAATAAACTCTGTTCTTATTTTAATTTTTCGGGTGCAGAAAGAAAAAATATCGATTTAGCATGCTTGTTTGCTTTCATGGATATTAGAAGACTTCAAGGAGACGTAACGTTTAACTTTAGTATCTATGATGAACTATTTGATAGTAGTCTAGATGAAAGAGGGGTAGATTTAGTCACATCTATTTTAAGAGAAAGAGTAGAAAAATATAAGGAATGTGTATATGTTATTAGTCATAGGAAAGAAAGTGTTAAAGCTGCTACAGGTGAAGTAATATATCTGGAAAAAAGCAATGGAATTACTCGAAGAGTTAAGTATACAGAAATTGATAAAGACTAACACGTAAGTAAATAAATCAAACATGTTTCAATCACCATTTATGCAAGGTGGTCAACCTTTTGCAAAATCAAACCCATATCAATCTAATTTTGCTCTACAAACTAAACAACCTAACCCTATACCTGTAGATAATCAACCTGCACCTGTTTCTCGTTTTATGAATTATGTCGCCGATTACGGTGGATGTGGTTTTTGGAGAATTATATGGCCCGAATACTTACTAAATGCAAGCGGTAAATGCATGGTACACACCTCTACCTGTATGACAATCGACCCACAACATTACAGAAATACAGAATCAATCAAAGTTCAACGACAAGCTTCACCCGACCAAAGAAAGTTTGTAAAGTACCTAAAAGAAATTTCATCTCAAGTAGGTTTTAGATTAATTTATGAAATCGACGATTTAGCATTTAGAGAAGATATACCTGACTACAACAAATATAAATTTGCTTTTACAGACGACGAAATTCGCGAAGGCATCCAAGAAATTATGGAACTTTGCGATGAAATGACAGTAACATGCAAGTTTATGAAAGACTATTATTCATCTAAGTTAGATAATGCTAAGATAACAGTTATACCGAATTGTGTTCCTAAATTTTGGATGGGTAATTTTTATAACAGAGACAAAATCGAAAGAGATTATGAACGTAATAAACACAAACCTAGAGTTATCTGGTCTGGATCGGGTGCACACATTGATGTAGATAACAGAGTAAAAGGTAAAGATGACTTCCACCATGTTAATGACGTTATTAGAAAGACAATAAAAGACTATCAGTGGGTATTTTTAGGAGCTATACCGCGTAATTTAGTAGATTTAGTACAAACCGGTAAAATAGAATATCACCCATGGTGTGAGTTATTCGATTATCCGGAAAAAGTTTATACTTTAAATGGTAATATGATGGTGGCCCCATTAATTGATAATAACTTCAACAAATCTAAGAGCGATCTAAAACATTTAGAGTCAAGTTGCTATGGTCTACCAATTGCTTGTCAAGATATTTGTACATATGAAAATGCACCCATTAAATTTAAAACAGGTGATGAAATGATCGATCAAATCAACCTCGTTTTGAAAGATGAAAGAAGATTTATTCAAGAATCTGTAAAGGGTAGAAACTTTGCTGAATCTAGATTTTTAGAAAAACCACAAAACATAGGAAAATTCTATGAATCATATAAATTTCCACATGGTGCACCAGAACGCAAACACCTCAACTCATTAAAAGAGAATAAAATTTAATGGATCTTATTCTCTTTTGCCCAATGTTTAATTTTAAAAGTATTATAGAAGTCACGTCTATAGTCATAAAACAATTCTTGTTGATCGTAAGTTAAAAATTCACCATTTTCTTGCTTTGCAATTTTTTTACTAACTTCAAAAGCACCTGCAGGTTTTAACCCTTTATCAGCACTAAGACAAAATGTCATGGTGAAATTCCAGGGTACTTCTCTATAAGTTGTTGTGTATTTACATGCATGTAGTGGTTGTCTGATATCATCCTCCATCATCCTCCAATCTACACCATTATTTTCTTCATAGTATGAATAATCTGTATAATCAAAAAGAGTATTAAAAACGGTTTCACACCAAGTAACTGCACCCAATATCAATACCTTATTTACCATTTCTTTGCTTCCTAAATCTTTTCTTTTTTTAATATTATCATGAATGGCTTTTAAAAATATAGGATTTTCAGGTGATGTAGCCATAAAGCAGTGAGTAAACCCATAATCTTCATGTGTTGGTAAAACAAATTTTACATTTTTTGTAATAATTGAATTCATAGGAATATTACAATATCTGTCCAAATCGTGATATACCCCTCCTTCATTGTATAACTTTACAAGTCTCCACAAATCTGTTTTTTCAACAACGTGTCTATCTTTAATATCAGTATAGTTTTTTAAAGACAAGTTTTCTTTTAGATACTTTTCTATATCATCGTCATCACTAATTACAACATCCCAATCCGGATTTATCTCAATCATCCTTTTTAACCCATTCTGTATAACCGGGTGTTTATTATCCCTAATATTTTTATCTTTCCAAGTAAAGTTTATTATTTTGGGTATTTCTTTTAATCCTTCTAGCAGACCTTCATTCATAGTATTATTTACTTGAAATATTTGAAGAGTAAACTATAATTAACTCACATGTATAGGAATGTAGTTTATGAACCTTCTCAAGAACAAATGAGACTGTTTACTTGGGATGAAGATGGAAAAAGAATTGAAGTAATTCAAAGTTATAACCCATATTTGTATATTGAACCAAAAGACAAACGACATTCAAATGCAACGTCTATATTCAAAAGCCCTCTAAGAAAGGTTACATTTAAAAGAGAATCAGAAAGAAGACAATTTATTAGAAACAATCAAATTAAAAGATTGTTTGAAAATTTACCAATCAAACAACAATTTTTGTTAGATAATTTTTGGCAAGTAAACGAGACAGATGAATTTACAAAACATCCCATAAAAATGTTGTTATTGGATATTGAAACTTATTCACCTGATGGGTTTCCTAATATTGAAAATGCCAACCACCCAATAAATGTCATAACGGTTTATGATAATTTGGAAAATAAATTTTATACTTGGGGTACCAAAGAATATACAGGTAAGGGTAGGAAAAATTTAAAATATACTTACTGCGAAACAGAAAGAGTATTGTTTAGTAAATTTTTAGATTATTTAGAAAATGACTATCCAGATATTTTAAGTGGCTGGAACTCTGAATTTTTTGACATTCCTTATATTGTTAAAAGATGTGAAAGAATTATGGGTGAAGAACAGATGAAAAGATTATCTCCTGTAAAAAATGTATATTATAGAAGTCTTCAAGGTGCTTTTGGTAGACAACAAATAAGGTGGTATATTGAAGGTATTGCTTTGTTAGATTATTTGGATATATACAAAAAATTTGCACCTTTGAGAGAATCATATAAACTAGATGCAATTGGGGAACAAGAATTAGGTGAACGAAAAGTAGAATTTGAAGGAATGGATCTTGCAACATTATCTGATAAAGATTGGAACAAATTTATTGATTATAATATTCAGGATGTAAACTTGTTAGTAAAATTAGAAATAAAATTACAATATTTGGGTTTAATACGAATGTTAGCATATGTTGGGTGTGTTACATTTGATGCAGCAATGGGGGCACTATCTGTAATCAACGGGGCATTTTGTATACGAGCAAGACACAAACAACAAATCATACCTACATTTATCAGAGGTCAGGATACTGGTAAGAACCCGGGTGCATATGTTAGTGAACCACAACAAGGGTTTCAAAATTACATTTTATCATTTGATGCAAACAGTCTATACCCAAATGTAATGATATCATTAAACTTATCACCAGAAACTAAAGTTGGAAAAATTTTAGAAAAAACTGACAATCAAGTGGTGATGGAAATGGTAAACGGTAAAGTAAAGGAATTTACAATACCTAAATTCATAAAAATGGTAAAAGATTATAAGTTAACAATATCAAAAGCAAATATTGTATTTCATCAACAAGAAAAGGGAATTATTCCAGAAATTTTAGATTACTACTATAGTAAACGGTTAGTAGTAAAAGATGAATATGTTGAACTAAAAAAGAAACATGCAGTAATGAAAAAAAGAGATCCGGACTATGAGGAAACCGGGGTCGATGTACAGCGTTTAGGTACAAAACAACTTACAATTAAAATTTTAATTAACTCAATATACGGTTACTTTGGGAATAAAAACGCACCAGTTGGTGATGATGATATTGCATCATCAGTAACACTAACAGGGCAAGCAGTAATCAAACAAAGTAATATAATTATCAGAAACTATATTAAAAACAAAACTGGGTTGAGTGACAAAGAGTTGAAAGCAAATGATCCAATTATCTACAATGATACAGATTCATCATATGCATCAATTGAACTTTTGATTAAACATTTAGGTTTAAACTTTAAAAACGAAAAAGGGGAAGTTCATGATGACATTTATAAAATGGAAATTGAGTTAGTAAAGTATCTAAATCATGAAATTATAAAGTGGGGTAAAAAAACGTTTAATAGTAAAGATTGTAGATTTTTGTTTAAACGAGAATGTATTGGAGAAGTGGGTGTGTTTTTGCAGAAAAAAAGATATGTGATGAATATTTTGGATGATGAAGGTGCAAAAATAAACAAAACAAAATATACGGGGGTAGAAGTAGTTAGAACAACATTACCTAATTCATTAAAACCATATATGAAAAATGTCATACAAATAATGCTTAAAACGCAAGATTATCAAAAAACAAATGAAGCTATGGCTGAAGTGTATGAAAAATTCAAATCATTACCTATTACAGAAATAGCAACAGTTATGGGTATTAGAGGATACGAAAAATACGCGGGACAATGTGATGGAATGAAAACAGTTAAAGGTATGCCTATACATTGTAAAGCAGCATATTTTTATAATAAAATGCTAAAATTACATAAGCTTGATAAAAAGTATGAAAGCATTGCATCAGGGGATAAAGTGAGGTATTTTTACATTAAAAAACCAAATAGGTATAATATTGATGCTATAGCATACAAATATGAATGGCCAAAAGAATTTGATGAATATTTTAAACCTAACTACGA